TTTCAAATCTTTAAATTATAAATAAATATAGATTAATACAAAAATATCTAATCAAATGTCCGTTGGTAGCAATTTACAAGAAATGGAAAACGTAGTAACCAAAGGCGCTGCTGCAGCTGAACCAATGCAAAAACTGTCCGGTACTACCCCTGGACAGCCTGCTGTAGAGGATCTCGGTGGCCCAACTCCAGAAAACTATAAGGCAGATGATGATTCTGCCAAAATCGCAGAACCCAAAATCGCAACTGTCAAAGACATTGTGAACAAGGGTGCCAAACCTGCCGAACCCATGCCTAAGGGTGTGAAGGAAGAGGAAGAGGTAGAAGGCGAAGTTGTCGAAGAGGAAGAGACCACTGCATCTGCTGAAGATGTAGTTTCCGAAGAGGAGACTACTGAGGAAGATGTAGTTTCCGAAGAGGAGACTCCCGAAGCAGAATACAATGTCGAAGAAGATGTTGCTGCACTGCTTGCTGGTGAGGAACTCTCTGAAGAATTCCAAGAGAAAGCACGCACCATTTTTGAAACTGCTATCAAGGCAAAGGTTGCTGAAGTTCAAGAAGAACTGAAAGCACAATACGAAGCAACTCTTGAAGAGGAAGTTTCGGTAATCAAAACCGAACTGACCGAAAGAGTTGATGCATACCTTGAGTATGTTGCTGAAGAGTGGATGACCGAAAATCAACTCGCAGTAGAACAAGGACTCAAGACTGAAATGACAGAATCATTCCTCACAGGAATGAGAAGTCTTTTTGAAGATCATTATGTATCAATCCCTGAAGAGAAATATGATGTAACCGCCGCAATGGTGGAAAAATTAGATGAGATGGAAGATAAACTCAACGAGCAAATTCAAAAGAATGTTGCTCTCAATCAAAGATTAGCTGAGTCGGTTGCTGATGTAATCTTCTCCGAGGTTTGTGAAGGTCTCGCACTTTCACAAAAGGATAAACTCGCTTCTCTTGCCGAAAATGTTGAGTTTGATAGTGAAGAGAACTATCGTGAGAAACTGGTAACTCTGCGTAAGTCATACTTCCCAGAGAATGCTGGTGCTCAAAGAGACGAGTCAGAGAGTATTTCAGAAAGTTCTGATGTTGAAGAAACAACTTCAGTATCACCTTTAATGGAATCATATCTCGATACTCTGACTAGAGTTTCGAAAAAGTGATTTTTAAATTATAAATCAAACTAAAATTTTTAACAAGGTAAATTCAAATGCAAGGTTTCAATGCTGAACACCTTCAGGAGAAGTGGGCACCTATCCTCAACCACGAGGGACTCGGTGGCATCCAAGATGCTCACAAGAGAATGGTAACCGCAGTTCTCCTGGAGAACCAAGAAAAAGCACTCCGTGAGGAAAGAGAATTCCTTTCTGAGGCTCCAACAAACTTCACCACTTCTTCAACCTCAACTGCAGGTATGAGTGGTAGCGCATCTGGCGCACTTCAAGGTTTCGACCCAGTTCTGATCTCCTTGATCAGACGCGCAATGCCTAACCTGGTTGCTTATGACCTGGCTGGCGTTCAACCAATGAACGGTCCTACCGGACTGATCTTCGCAATGCGTTCCCGTTACACTTCACAGAGCGGAACCGAGACATTCTTCGATGAAGTCGATTCTGCATTCTCTGCACAGAGAGAAGGTAATGACGCAGTTTCCAGCGGTTACACCACTGGTTCTGACGGATCTTCCGTTGGTTTCGGTACAACTGGTCAATCTGGTTCAAACCCTGGCGTTCTCGATCCTAACGCTTCCCATGATACCTACAACGTAGGTCAAGGCATGGATACCGAGATTGCTGAAGGTCTCGGTGAGACTGGAAATGACTTCAACGAGATGGCATTCTCGATCGAGAAAGTCACCGTTACCGCTAAGTCAAGAGCTCTGAAGGCAGAGTACTCCTTGGAACTGGCACAAGACCTCAAGGCAATCCACGGTCTGAACGCTGAGGCTGAGTTGGCAAACATCCTGTCAACTGAGATCCTCGCTGAAATCAACCGCGAAGTCATCAGAACTGTCTACAAGGCAGCAGAAGCTGGTGCACAAGCAAACACCGCTACCGCTGGTGTATTTGACCTCGACGTTGACTCCAACGGTCGCTGGTCGGTTGAGAAGTTCAAAGGTCTGATTTTCCAAATCGAGCGCGATGCTAACGCAATCGCACAAAGAACTCGTAGAGGAAAGGGCAACATGATCCTCTGCTCCGCAGACGTTGCTTCCGCTCTGACCATGGCAGGCGTTCTGGATTACACTCCTGCACTCAACGCTAACCTGAACGTTGACGACACCGGTAACACCTTCGCTGGTGTTCTTGCTGGTAAGTATCGCGTATACATCGATCCTTATTCTGCAAACTCCGCTGCTGCTCAGTACTACGTTGCTGGTTATAAGGGTACTTCTCCTTATGACGCAGGTCTGTTCTATTGCCCATACGTTCCTCTTCAGATGGTTCGTGCAGTTGGCGAAAACACCTTCCAGCCAAAAATCGGATTTAAGACCCGCTACGGCATGGTCTCAAACCCATTTGCTGAAGGTCGCGCACCTGTCACCAACCCAGGACGTATCACTGGCGGTTCTAACCGTTACTACAGAAGAGTCCGCGTTACCAACCTCATGTGATCACGGTTCACATATTTCTCTGGGGGGTCGCAAGACCCCCTTTTTTTATCTAAATACAAATAAAAACAATGGCTAGCGCATTTGATAGACAGATACAAAATAGAAATTATTTGTCTCCCATTGGATTTAATTTTACAATATCAAAAGACCCAAAGGTAGCATTTTTTTCAAATTCGGCAAGAATACCAGAAATAACACTAGGAACTGCAATCCAACCAGCATATCTCAAAGATGTTGATGTTCCTGGAGATAAGTTATCTTATGGTGATTTTTATTTGAGATTCTTGGTTGATGAAAATATGGAAAACTATATGTCAATTCATAATTGGTTGACTGGTCTTGGTTATCCAGAAACCACACAAGATTTTAAAGATTTGGTTGCAAATTCAGAAGGATCAAGTGATCCTCAAAAACAATTCAGTGATGGTAGTTTACATATTCTAAACAGTAACTTTAGAGATGTTGCTATTGTAAAATTCAAAGATTTATTCCCAGTAAATTTGACATCAATGGAATTTGAAGCTACTGATTCTGATATTAGTTACTTTACAGCAGAGGTCACTTTCAAGTATACTGTGTATAATATATTATCCGCTGACGGTAGAACTCCCTTATGAATCTTGATCAAATTCAGGAGATGTGGGAAAGAGATTCCCAAATCGACCCTGATAACCTACATGATGAGTCACTAAAGATACCACAACTTCATTCAAAGTATTATACAATCTACAATACGATTACTCTCTTGAGAGAAAAGGCAAGAGAATCTTATAATCGTGTTAGATTGGAAAGATACAACTATTACACCGGAAAGGCACCAGCAGAGGTCTATGTAGAGGATCCTTTTCCCTATAAAGTTAGAGATAAGGAAGCACTACAGAGATACATGGAAGCAGACGAAAAGTTAAATAGTATTGACCTTAAGATTCGCTACTATGATGTGATGCTTAAGTTCTTAGAAGAAATTATTAAAACTATTGCCAATAGAACTTTCCAAATCAAAAATGCCATTGAATGGCACAAGTTCCAAGCAGGTTTCAACTAATGTACGAAGAAGACCCAAACGATCAGTATTATAGTATAGAATTAAATATTCATGGAATTAGAGCAATTCATTCTGGATTGTCTCAAGCAGTAGAAAAGTGGGCTGGTGGAGATCCTCAAGAGCAAGAAAATCTCCAATCCATGAGAGATCACTTCTATAGAATTATTTTAGAACATTCTTTTGAAAATATGAGTTTGGATTGAGGCAATAAATATTCATAGGTGATACTTATGGATAATGTCTCATTTGATTATATCAAAAAAGAACGAGGTATATCTTCAGGTAACTGCGGAACCACACGTCTACTATGAACTAGCAGACCAGTTTACCTTTGAAGTTCCTGGTGCAAAATTTATGCCTCAGTATCGCAACAAATACTGGGACGGAAAAATTAGATTATTCAATACCCAGACTGGAGAGATATATGTTGGGTTATTGGATAAAGTTACAAAATTCTGTGATGATCACGGATACACATATGAATTTGTAGATAATAAGTTTTATGGTCTCCCCTTTGAAGTAAACAATTTCATATCAAAGGAGGGTGTTAAAGATTACATGAATGCTATTTGTAGGTATTCTCCCCGCGAGTACCAAGTAGAGGGAGTATACGACGCCCTAAGACATAATAGAAAGCTGTTGATATCCCCAACTGCTTCTGGAAAGTCTCTGATGATATATTCTCTTGTGAGATATTACGTTGAGAAGCAACAAAATATTCTGATAGTCGTTCCGACGACTTCCCTAGTAGAACAGATGTATAAAGACTTTGCAGACTATGGT